TGCAGTTAAGGCAACGCCTGCCGCAATTGCTAAACCTCCAGATGGGATAGCAGTAAATGGATTAGACAAACCAATTGAAGCTTTACCAAAGGCAATGGTTGCAACACCGTACGCAATCAATTGCTCTCCAAATTGGCCTAAGAATTTCCCGAATGATCTTAATACAGATTGACCAACCGCCTGAATTACATTGCCTCCAGCGGCTAAAGATTCGCCAATTGTATAACCTAAATCTACAAATGCATTTGCTAAATTATTTTGTAAAAGATCACGAACGGTAAATGCAAAATCTGAAACTCTTTGCTCAAAATCAGTAAATTTTTTAGGATTTAGAGCAGTTTCTAGTTGTTGAATAAATGGTAAAGTGTTTTGAACTTGCTCACCAAATTCTGCGTCATTGATTTTTATTTTTACTTCTTTATCTTGAATCTTCTTAAGATTATCAGCAAATTCTAAAGCTTTTGTTGATGTGTTAGTAATTTCCTCATTAGCTTTAATAGACGCATCTCTAAATTGATAAACAGAAAACGTATATTGATCCCAAGCATTATCGCCAGTAACTTCTGGAACTAAACCAAGTGATTCATTTCTGGTTAAAACATTTCCAATTGCCTTTTCGTAATCTTTTGCCGAAAATGTCAGTTTATTTGTTAAATTTTCAGCGGTTTGAATACCTAAATTATAATCATCCCAGCCCTGAGAATATTGTTTTAATTTTTCCTTATTAGCATCAATTTCTTTACCTGTGTCTTTTACAAAATTCGCGCCTTTTGAACTTTGCTCTACAATTTGAGACTCAATAAATAATTGCTCCTTTATGATTTTATTTCTATCCTCAGCACTTTTTAATTGCTCCTTAATCAATTTATCGATATTCATCTGAATAATCATTGCGTCGTCATTCTCCGCAGTAAATTGACCCGCAACCCTAGCTCCAGCGTCTACCTTATTATTTATGGCACTTTGTAGCTTTTCTCTTAATTCTAATATTTTGTTTGCTCTATCCTCTTCTTGTAACCTAAGAGTTAAAAGGTCTCCAGCTTTTTTATCTAATTCAGCGGATAAAGCTTTAGCTTTTGATAGGGCAATAATATCATTTGTCAAATTCTGGTAAGATTCCCCAACCTTACCAGTTAATATTTGTTCGTCGGTTAAACTCTTTAAATATTCAGGATATTGTTTTTTTAATTCATCTACTGCTTCTAGTCTTTTTTCTAAAGAAATATTGGTATTTTCAGCTTGTATTTGTAATAGTTTAAAATTTGATATTTCTTTTTGAGCGCTAATTTGACCCTCTAAATTGGCTTTTGTAACGCCTTGTAATTTTTCTCTATATTCATCTAGGCTTTCGCTTAATGATTTAGCTGCCTCTTCAGATTTGAAAAAACCTTGCTGTTGAAGAGTCAATATAGTTGTTAAAGCTGATACACCTAAAATTAAAAGATTCCCAGAACTTAAAATTTGAGCTAGAGCTGATCCTAGTTTGGTTTTTAATGAATCTCCTTCTTTACCTAAACCTGAAAAAGATTGAGCCAATTGAGTAATGTTGTTACCAACACCGATAATCCCAAAAGGAGCATCTTGAATTACTCTAGCAAAATCTATTCCTATAGTATTGTATCGACTAGTAGCTTTTGTTAAACCATCAACTTTAGGAGCTGTTGCTTGTGCAGCATTACCTAAATTATTAAGTTGTGATGTGGCCGCAGCAACACCACTTGCTACACCAGCAACGTTTGCAACAACGTCAACTTCTATTCTTGGATTTGACATTTCTTTCTAGTTTAGATGCAATTTCTAACAATTTCTTCGCTTTAGCAAAGTCTTGAGGAGTAGACTCCAATGGCTTTATTTTTTTATCCCAAGGTAAAGGCCAAATTTGTTCTTGGGAAATATTAGCTCCTTTCTTTAAATGTGGCTGTAAGCCAATTATAGCGTGAACTCGCATTGATTCAACCAAGTCTTTCTGATCTATTTCGTGGCCTTTAACTAAAGCCTTTAACTCTTTTCGTGATAAAGCAAAAAGCTGATTATAGGGGATTTTTGTTCGCCCTACAATCAGCATTAAATTTTCTCTAGCGGAATAAGCTTCTTCTTCGTCTTGTTGGTACTCAGTTAAATTTTTTTTTCTTGGCTTTCACCAAGCCCAAGCTCAATCAACAAATCAGCTAAGACATCGTTAAACAACTTCATTACGTCTTTACCTTCAATCCAAATCTTTAACTCTTCCAATGTTACAGGAGTTGTTCCTTTACGAACGCAAGCAACCTTGTGACACTCAATCAAAAGAGCATAAATCATTTCGATTTTAGGGATTGCTTGTCCGCTAAATGCTTCTGCAATTCCTTGCCCTGTAAAATCCTCAAAGTTCGCCAAAGCGCCCAAATTTGGGTAAAAGAAAATCTCTCCCTCTTTGTAGGGAGCTGAATGGTACTTAGCCATATATTTTGTTTAGGTTGGTATTACGCTAATTACTGGAGCGCCAGCAAAGTCGAAAGTTCCAGAGAAAGATACTTGAGAGTTTCTTTCCGCAGTAATTTCGATTGAGTTTAATTGCGCGTCAACAGTAATGATTTTGTCGCCTGATTCAGTACCTCCAAAAACCAATTCAAATACTTTTCCGATGTCTTCCATCAAGTCAAAAGCTGAAAGGTTAGAGGCTCCAGTTGAAGCAAAATCAAGATCTCCAGAGAAAGAAAAGGAGCCAGATTTGTCACCGCCTTCAAGTCTAACGCCATAATCACCAGTACAATCGTTTCGAACGGTTACGGATTCATTGGAAATAGAAACTGACGCGGAGGTTTTACAAACGACAGGAAGAGAGTTCCACTCGAATGTAAAGAAATTGCCTAATTGATATGTTGCCATTGCTTATTCGTTTTAACAAATATACATAAAATTTTAATTATCAAGACACGAAGAAAATATCCAAGGTATAAGACAAGATTTTTTGATAAGCTATTTGGCTAGATCCTTGCTCAATCTGTACCCTAGAGAAGTTTTTTCTAATATTAATAGCTTGCAAATCCACTGGTAATGTCAAATAATCCAAAGTCATTTTCTGCTGAATAGCATTGGAGATGTTTTCTGATAATTTTTTACCTCCACTACCTTGCGCAAATTTTGTAACAATGCTAATCTGAAATGTTACGTTTTGTCTAATAGAACAATCGTTGTTTGTTGTTTCAGCTTCATTCTGATCAGTAATCAAAACATAGGATTGAGATCCTTGGTAAACCGCTGGATTAATTCCAGGTGGTAATTCGGTATCTCTTACTGGAATAGTAACCCCACTAAGAACTAAAGGTGAAATTGCGTTTATTACTGCAATTCGTATGTCGGTTGCTATATCTCTCATTTTAGAGCTTTATTTATTTCGTCTACCATATCACTCACTAAATTATCAGTATTTCTAAAGAATGCTGGATAAAAGTAAGGTCTACCAATAATACGACCTTTACCATTTCTAAAGAAATTGTCAGCTTGAGCTTTTATTTCTGAAGTATATCCAGCTCTTCCAAGAATTTGTTGCGCACTTAAACCAGTACCAAACTCCATCCAAGCTTCCCATTGTTCGCCTTGGATAGGAACATCTAAACCAATATTCCAAGATAACCCATTATTAAAAGATTTTTTATTAATTTTTTGGGAAATAAAACTTAAATTAATTGACGTATCTCCAATTTGATAAGAACCTGGAGCATTTAGAGCAGCTTCAAATTCAATACTAGTAGCTGTTTCTGCTAAAACACTTTGAACTGCGTTAACAATTGCATCTTCTTTTTTACCAAAATCAGCTAATGCCTTATCCAATCCTTTAATCTTTACCCCCATTACACACCTACCATTTGAATGATATATTCCTTATGTTGTCTTTGATCGTCCAATTGAACAGAGGTAATTTTGTAATATCTCGAGCGGTAATAAATTTGGTAAATCTCGCTTGGAACAAAAGAAACTCTGTACTGAATAGCTACAGTGTAGGTATTTGGCAAAACCATTTCACCAGACTCCAAACCGCTTTTCCCGTTCGTCTGTTTAACAGAAGCAAAAGTTTGTAGCATAACAGCAGGAGTTGGAGTTGTGCCTCCAGCTCCATCGCTTATGGTTTGAAAGTTTATAAATTCAACTTTCTGGTCGTATTTTCCAAAGTTTATCATACGAAATAGTCTGCTCTGTATCTAATTTCGGTTGTAATACTTGCCTTTTGAGCAACTTGCTCTTGAACGCTAATAATGTTTTGTCTAAACGCGAAATCAGTTGCAATGCGTTTAAGCATAGCGATTTGTAAATCTTGAGGCAATGGATTCGTATTGTTAAATCCAGCGCTATAAGTGTAGTTTTCAACTTCTGTTTCGTCAGTTGTTACATCCGCCACCCAAGGGCCAATTGGATAAATTCTCTCAGCTCTTTTATTATCCGTGATAACCACATTTCTTTGAACGTAAAGCATTCCAGAGGCTTTCTCTGATTCAATCCTAGCCGCTGGGATTAATTCGTTTTGGATAACAGAATCCCAGTCGTTAAAATCTATTTGCATCCAAGCCTTAGCCTCAGCCAAAGTAATTGGCTCGGTAGCTACTTGAGAAGCGTATCTAATGTCTAAAGGTCTTGTAACGCTCATTTCTTTTTTATTTCTTCTTTGTCCACCTTAATCCAAACTGCTAGTCCTTTATTGACCAAATAAGTGTTGTACGTCTTTCCAACGCATATTATTTCGCCTTTCTCAAAGGGTATTAAAT